ACCGTCAGATTTGATGAACGATGCGGCCTTAATGCTGTCGGTTATGCCTACCTTTCCAGTGACTTTGATTGCACAGGCAATGCCGCTCCACGGGTCGGTATATGTCAACCCGTTGGCAACAAACCTTTCCTCGCCGTAGAATACTTTATTTGCCGTTATGTTTTGTGGCGTATTCAGCGTTACGTAATTGGCCAATGATTGATGGGCGGTGAGGTAGCCTTTGCTTTCGACCCACGACTGCGTGGCATAGCTATGGGTAGTGAGGTAGGCGGCGAGTGCAGTCTCGTCAAGCCCTGTCTGTATCGCCTGATTCACCCATTTGGTGCCATTGTAGATGAGTGCTTGACCCGATGCCGGATTATTGATTGCAGCATCCAGCAGCTCATGCAGGTAATACACGCCACCGCCCCCGGAGCCACCTCCATCCGGGTTTGCCCCACGGGCCGAAATGAATGAATCGGAATACAATCCATACTTAGCCTTGATGCGGAACCCGCCGTTCCCATCAGATTCCTTGGCAAACATTGAATCGAAAAGGGATTGCTGTACAAATCTATTGTCCGCGTCTGTCTTTGTATATGTGTCGGTTATGCCGTAACCCGCAATGGTGGTAGGTGTCCCACTTGTTATCTTACTCCATGGCAGATTGGGAATGTCGGATGCAGCAAGTAACTCGCCTGCGGTCACTCTACCGTAGGTGTCAACGGTTACTTTGGGGTAAACGCCTCCGCTTACGATTCCAGCCTTTTGATCGAGCACCCCATTGGTCATGGCGAGGGTAGACCCGACTTTCACGCCTCCGAGCGTAGATGCCGATGCAGCCGGAAGTATGTATTTATTCGCACCTGCCTCTATCCCGTCCAACTTGGCTTTCAAGGCGTCTGTGAAATCGTTAGCCGTCAGCCCTTTCCCTTCTTCCTGCGTTACATATATGGCCGCTGCTGCCGTTTTGGTAAGATATAGCGTCAGGTCTGGGAGGTCGCTTTTCTTAGCGTAATTGTTTGTCGAGAGATAAGATGCGAGTTGGGATTCGTTCAGCCCTGCCGAACCGTTAACCCATTTCGAGCCATTGTAAACGAGTGTCTGACCCGATGCCGGGCTGTCAATGGCCGTGTCAAGTAGGTCGGACAGATAGTACGCGCCGCCGGTGCTTCCGCCTCCTGCAGAGTTTGCACCGCGTGCCGATATGAATGAATCGGAGAAAAAACCTTTTACTGATTTGATGGCTGCAAGTGTGCGTGTGCCGGCAACAATCTCTGCCCATGTCGTATCTACATACGTGCTGCCCTCAAGATAGGTCGGCACAAACTGATTGCCGATGGTATTGATAAGCTTGAGCACAGGGCTATTCTCCGTGAGGTCTTCAGCCTTGTCGGCGTAGCCGGCTTTCACCTTTTCGGTTGTAATGATGGTCTCGTACTCTTTTGTCGCTTCATTTAACACACGTTTAGGGTATGTCAGATGTATGTAGCCGTCAGAGTCGGTCGCTATCTGGTCAAGAGATTCCTTGTTGGCATGGGTGTGACCGCTGCCAGAGCCCCCTCCGTTTGCGATACTCGCTGCAATAGCAGCCTTGAGAGTGGAGTATGTAATGGCCCGGCCTCCACTGATTTCAAACAGATCGGCATCATTTATATCGGAGCTGAGCGTAAGCTGGTCTATGGTTTTGCTGCCGTAAAGCAGCGCATCCATAATCTCGTTCTTAATTATGTTCTTTTCTTGCTCAGTCATAGCATTATAATTGTCTTAAATAGTTGGATGCACGCCTTAATGTCACCGGTGTGCGTCTGAGAGATAATTGGTTGGCGTTTTCAATCGCACAATTGTAAATAGCAGCTTCTCGAACAGGCAATCTGAAAACAAACCTATCCTTGCTGATTTCGGACACCTCAAGCTCTTTGTCTGATTCCCGGACATATTTTACCCCGTTGATGTAGACGGTATCACACGAGAATATCCGGTTGAGGTGTTTGCCTATGCCAGTAGGTACTCCATGCGATTTGCCTATCGTTAATTTCTTTGAGGTCACATCCTGGGAGTGGAGTACAACGACATCTGCATGTTGGGTTGTAAAGTAATCTGTCTCAATCGAAAATTCCCAGTCACTATCCTTGAAGCCACCATCAAGGCGCAAATCCAGAAACATTAATCGGCCGTTTACATCAGGATAATAATCCATACACTGATAATTATTATGATTACAGTATTGGAGCAGGACGGTCCCTTCAATCCTATCGGCGACATCCGTTATTTCAATTGCCGGCGAGACATATTCATTTCCGATACAAATGCAATACTGCCCAGCATCAAAGCCTCGAAGAGTGTACATGGACACTGAGAGGCCAAGATTAATCTTGTGACACAGCCACGTAAGATTCGCCATGGTCTGTTTCGTCTGTGCATCCACTATTGATAATGCCCCAGGAGGTTCGGAGGGATGATGGAAACACTGGAATGATATGTGATCGGATGTACAAAACAGATGAGGCAGATTGCTTCGGCAAGTCAAAGCAACCGGAAAGAATTCTATCGGATTTAGAGGACTGAACCGTATCATTGAACATCTTCGATTTTAGGTTGGAGATAGAGTATTTCCTGTAAAGTCTGAGAAAATACAAAGCGGTCTGAGTTATCAAGTACCCGTTCTTTCTCCGGTACAGAAGATTCAAAACGCGCGAACCGAACCCCATCAATGAACACGTATTTGCATGTGAGTAGTCTGTTTAGCATCTGGCCGAACCAAATTGGCACCCCGTCCGAATAGCCAACTGTCAATCTCACCTGTGTTGAATCCCTGCTATATAGTTCAACTATATCGGAATATTGTGTGACGAACTGTTCGTTATCTACAGAAAACGAGTATCCGTTATCTTTAAAACCACCGGGCATCCTGATGGAGAAGAACTTCCTCTGATTATCTATAATAGGCAATACATCACTGCGCACACGGTTGCTTGCCGGGGAATATTTAATCAGCACAGTATCCTTCAATTCAGATTCATCTGATGTGATGACAAATGGCTCGCTGACCTCGTCGTTAAGTTTTAACCGGTAGCATCCGGCCGGCAGTCCTGTAATGGTATGATGCTGCAGTACCATTTCGGATGTCAACGGCTTGACGGACCACTGTATGGCAAGTACCGTTGCCGAAGTTCCTGCATCAATCACGGTACCGACGACACTTGGCTCATCAGGCCCACGGAACACCTGAATATAAATGTCATCGGTCGCAGCGAATATCTGTGCGAATATTCGCTGCTGAGGCATACGGCCGGAACTTCTTACAAAGAAAAGAGGATTAAACGGGCATATAATCATAGCTCTATGTTTTTTACTACAAGTTTGAATTTAATGGCCTCATCTTTCCCGTGTTTAACGTCTGCCTGCATCAGATACCCCGTATAGGTGGTCGAACCGCTTCTGATCTGATAAAGCGCACAGGGGTCAATCTCTGTTTCAACATCGGCCAAAGACACTTCCAGTTGTCCACACGAAAATAATTGTGACTGAAGTTTCACATCAGCCGTAAACGGCACATTGTCAATCTCAACACTTGAATTACCCTCGGATGAAGCATAGATAAGTGTCACAGGGTCTTTCATCGCAGATATATAAGAGGCATTCGCCAGCAAGCATTTGTGCGGCGAATACTCACCATTAAAAACAGATGATGAACCTGCTCCTGCAACTACGGTACTTCTGTCAAGTACAATGGATTCTGACTGTATCAGTACACCGTCTATAGTTTCAGAGACAGTCTCTTTTTTACAATGGACGAAAAATATGCTTTTATCTTCGGTGTCATCGGTAGTCTCCTGTAGTCTTTTTTGTACTTGGAATTCTATGCCATAGCAATCTGCCCGATACTTTGAAATAAGTTCCAGCTTGCGTGATGTAACATCCAATCCGGTGTTATATTCAGCCGAAAAATTCCATTCGCCTCGGCCGCCCTCGGTTTCATAGTCCTGTTTCTCATATCCGACGATGACGGTAGAGTACAGCAATTCCTTGTCAATGGTATATTTTAAATCATTGACATCAGTCAAACCAATTACCTTTGTGCCATTGAACAATTTTGAGCGCGGCACAAAGTAAATATATTGATAATCCTGCATACATTTGGCGGGATTCCCCGGGTAGTCAGACAACTTGTATTGTGCAGTCACATAAGAGGCTTTTCCATCAGCAGAGTTGACAAAGACAATATCACGTCTTGCTTTCCCGGACGCATCGTTGTAATCCGTGCTGCCCGGCCAGAGCTTATAGTATTTCCCGTCCTCTGCAGCTTTAACGACAAAAGCCTGCTGTGATTCGCTGAAATATACCTTGTCAGCAGATGTCGCACTTCCGGCTATAATATCAGCAGAATCGACGGTCACTACGCCAGCGAACTTTTTGGAATCAACGAAATCACTTTTGGTCAAGTCCCCGAGATAATAGGTATATCCAAATACCACTTCCATCCATTTACAGAAATCCGAAAATGATGTGTGGAGGCGTGGATTGGGCAATTTGCGCATGCTCTCTCCTGCAAGAATATATGTGCCTGTGATACGCGAATCTGCGGTATCTATTGAGGGTATCACATTGATTTTTTGCTCGATAATCTTGTCCATAAGTCCTGCAAGGATGTCGGTAGGGCGTATGACATCAAGATCCACAACATCGCCTCGGCTTGGCCATGACACCTTAATATCAGACTTTAGATAAGCATTAAAAGGCACCTTCACGATAGAGCCTTCGCGTCCCTCACAAGTTAGGACCAAAGCAAAGCAATCTCCAGCATGCACTTCAGGTAAAATGACAGTGTGACGGTAAATGCAGAGATACTCATCAAACCATGCAATATCAAGGGGACGCCGACCTGCAAGTATCCATTCCTTGGTTGCAGAATTTCCTGCTGCCGTACAATATCGGTCGGCATACCAACTGCCATCAACGCAATCAACAACAACCGCAGTTGCATTGGCTGCAGGATTAGGATAAGCTGTCTTGAGAGCCTCGAAAGTTGAAAACACTCCATAGTCAGGACGAACCTCCATTTCTGATTGCTTGTAATGTAGCATCGTCCCAAGATCGAGGTATGAACTTTCATCAAAGCGGTTGTCTGCCCCGAACATCGCAAGGTGTATATTAAGCCAAATCGGCCAGAATCGTCGGTTTGCAGTCAATGTGATGTTAAACTGTAATTCAAGATTCTTGACAGTGTCGGTAACTTCGATAAAACTTGCGCCAATCTCGGCATTCTGATCCTGAATTACGATGGATGCTTTTTCGTAAGTCGTTGGTTCGCCTACCACATACACATTCATCCAGTTTTTACCAGCGTTAATACAACGCTGGCGTATATAGCCCTCATACAATCCCTCACCAAGTCCGTTTCCCTGTATTTCCAGGGTTCCAGTATTAGGAAGTATGATGCGGTCATACATCAGTTTACCGGCAACGGGCATTTCTGTGCCAATACCGAACTCGTAAGTAGTTCCCTTTCGCGCATTAATGGCCGCTGCCAGCGAGCTGTCACTGCAATTGATTCTTAGGACATGATCAGACCATGTTATTGTGGAAAAGTCGAGGGCTGCCGAAAATAGTTCCTTCCATTCCCAATTGTCCGTAATGGCATAAAGGTACAGGACTGCAGATGCTCCTACACCATCACGAAGATATAGTTCCATGAGGCTGTCATACACCCCTTCGACGAACTCAAACTGGGACGTGAATGACCGTACCACTCCGTCATAACCGGAACGTTTGTAGGCACACTTGACCTGGTCCCAATTCTTGATGCAATTGTCCGGAACCTCATTCTTATGTCCGTCAATTTCTATATAGAATTTTGTCAACATGGAATCGCCTTTTATGCAAAGGTAAACCATGGCCATTCAGGTTCATCGATTTAAGGTAAAAACAGGAAATAGCCTGTGTGCAAAAATCATGCGTAATCACTTAAATCAGGGGACAATACCTTTTCATCCGTGCATAAAGTGAAATAATAGAATAAGAACGTGAAGTGACCATGACACTTACAATCCCAAGGCTGCGTGAATCATCTTCCGGCCATTACTGATACGGCTCATAACTGTTCCTATGGGGATACTGAGCAACCTGGATATCTCATCGTAATTATATCCTTTTGCATATAGAATCACACATTCTACCGCAACAGATTTTCGGGAGCATTCCCTAATGATTGACAACAAGGCCCGGATTGTAAGATGCTGGTCCGCCATATATGGTGATACGGCAGCAAAATCATCATTCATACATGTAAATCCGATACATTTACGACGATTATATTGCGTGATGTATGTATTCTGCATGATGGCCAAAGCCCATGGCTTAAAACTTTTGGCAGCATCAAATTTCGTTTTGCTTCTTAATATCTTTTCTATTGTTTCGCTGGCAAGATCCTCGGCATCGAACTCATCAGAGTAATATTGACGTGCCTTTCTGTTTATCCACGTCAAGTTTTCTATAACAAGATGTTCAAGCATCATTGTTCCATCATCTGAGATTGGAACAACCGCCGCAAGAACGCAGCATCCCGACGTGCCTCTGTTTTCATCCGGCGTGCATTATGGTGCATTCTGTCAATAGCACTATCCACATCCACCACCCGGTATGATAGCAGCTGCCTGATGGCTGACAGTTCCGATAAGATTCGGTTGCACTTCTTTTCTACTCGACAAAGTCTGTCCCTGTTGTAATTATTTGACCTTGAATTTTTCATAACTCTTGCGTTTTGCAAAGAGTTACCATTACTATGTAGGATTTATTCTATCGGACATAAAAAAAGCCGTGCCAATAACGGCACGGCAGAGTTCTTGAATTTAATGAAGCCTGCCCTCACGGGCAGATGTATCTTAAAATATGTGTTTGTCTCATAAGAGATGAATTAATACGTGCTCTCTTGAGGACATCAAAATACTAAACTTGTGAGTTTGCTGTCAAACAAGAGTTAGCACAGAGCCATTATTTGAGACCCTATGACATGCAGGCCTTCAATTATTCTTGCCCTCTGCTTAGGCCGCGGCTGTTTAATGCCGTTGGCATAGTGTGAAAGTTGCTTCGGGTTTATACCGGAAGCTCGACTAATAGCCGCCATTGTCGTATATGTTTCTGCATTACGGAGCAAAGCTGACGTATCAAGATTGAATTCCAACTCATAATCTCCGTTAACAAGATAATCAGGTACCTGATCACCATCGGCCAAGCATCCTTCTATATGCCATTTGAGAGACTCAACAAAATCTTCTTTAAGTTTTGCGAGTGTCTTTGCCGTAGCAATCACCGTACCTGTATTATCCTCATACCAGGCACAGCAAAAATTTTTGCCTGTCCAACTTACATCTATTGTCAATCTGTGGGTAGCCATAACTGTATTATTGATTATTGTTTGAGAGACAGGTAGGTGGCTTATCGCCAACCTGCCTGTTTCCAAATACTGTTGAGTAAAAACTGATCAAGCGTTTCTCCAGGTTTACCTCTCACAGTCACTTTCCCTTTCTTTGTCGGATGTTTGAACTGCCGGTGGTCGCCTTTGATTGTCATCAAAACCCAACCATCTTCTTCAAGCATCTTAATTACTTCCTTTACTTTATATCTGTTCATGTCGTTCTTGGTTGGCATTACAAAGGTAGTAATATTTCTACTCTTAAACAAATTCCATCAACAAATAGTTGACTGTTCTTATAATTAAATTCTCATAGTTGAGATCTGAGCCTTCATTTCACTGTAATACCGTGCGACAAGGTTGGCATAGATGGATGCCTTGATTGTATCAGGGTCAATCTGGAATTTGAAGTGAGACATAAGAGTTGCCGTCAACATGTCATATCGGGACCGAATGATTGACCCGTCAAGGTGTGTTTTGTCGTTCTCGGCCTCTATCTCTGCGAGATGTCGCTTTGACTTTGCCAGGAGTGAGTGCACTATACCCTCAATCTTATTGTCAGGCAATCTTGCGTTTGAAACACCGCATGCAGTTAAAATCTCGCGAACGTCACTACTGTTACCAGATGCGAGCAAATTACTGCACATGGTAAAGATGATTATATTCAGCCGGGCTTTCAGCATGTCATCTATATTCTGGAAATATGCCTGTGTGCCTCCAGGGTCGGCAATCGTACGATATTCCAGCACGATATTCCGGGTTGTCTCCATAAGTTTATCCTGCATCCCTATCTCGTGTTTGCCAAGGAGAATGTCATAGTCGCCGCACAGCAGATTTACAAACTGCGATAATGTCAGCTGTTCAAGTCTTGTAATCATATTTTCGAAGAAATGTATTGTTGAAAAGCTATATCACTTGCTATCTGCTTTTGTTGTTTGGTCTGCTGCCTTATAAGGAATCCTAATGCTGACACCTCCCGTTGCAATGCACTATAATCGTTGTTCACTATGACAGGCGTGTTAACACCATCCGGAGCAACGGGGGCCGGGCATAATACGTCAAAGCTATTCGGCAGTTCAGGAATAACCATGGCACCGGCCGGCAGATCCACGAGGGTGGGGGTGTCGGGTGTCACCCACGACTTGCCTCCAAAAATTACCAGCTCAGGCATGCCTCCATCACCTACAATGGCCGGTCCTCCCTTGTGGCGGTCTGTTCCTTTGGCATACTTGGGGATGGGGGTTGCAAGAATGGTTGCCACCTGAACGGCGCCCATGGCCCCGGCAATGGCTGACATGGCAATGTTGACGGGCCACGGCGCTGATTTCATCATGTTCATTATAGCGAGAGCTGTAGATATGCCTGCCTGCGCAACACTGTTGGCCTTATCCCACACTGCCTGTTTGTATTTGAGTTGCTGTTTTTTCTTCTCCAGCTCCTCATTCTTCTTGGCAGTCCGGTCCTCGGCAGCCCGCTTGCGAGCCTCGCCCTGCTCCTCTGTAATAGCCTTCTTGTCGACGAGTTCCGTTATACGCTCGATTTCTGCCTCACCGGCCGTGGAGTTGGCCTCCTGTTCTTCCTCGATTCTGGATATTTTGGCATCATAGACAGTAGAGACGAGGCCATTGATGGCGTTGAGGGAATCAGCCGCAACCTGCATCCAGTCCCGGACACTGGCCTTACGTTTTTCATTCGCTTTATCGTCTGCTTCTGTTATCTTGTCGATTTTTTCTATTGCGGCATCACTCATTACCTGCTCCAAGTTAATCTTGGCCTTCGCAAGTTCCTGTTCATATTTCAGACGTTCATCTGCCGACATGTTTTCAGTTTGCAGGACTTCTTCCAGCATATCGATTGATGCCTGTGCTGTTGTCTGGGCATAATACTGGGTAAGCTCGGCCTGATCGGCCTCAAACTTCGCCTTGATTTTTGCCTGTTTGTCAGCATTGCCCCGCGCAAGCTCCATCTCCGATGCATAATTCTTTTTCAGGACATTCATCTGATGGATGTACGCATTGTCGGCGATAGCCTGCTCGTCAGCATATTTTTTCTCAATACGGTTAACCTCCTCGGAAGCATATGCCTCTTCCATATCTGCACGCTCTTTATTGAACTTGGCGTTAATCAACAAGATGTCAGCTCCATTCTTTTCTGCAGCACGCAACTCTGCGGCGCGGTTGGCCTCAAGCATCGCGAGTTTCAGTGTAAGTTCCTCCTTGCTGCCTTCCTTAACTGACGCCAACCGGTTTTCAAGATTAATTTTAGAGAGTTCGGTCTGATATTTCCGTTCACATTCAGCTATCTCGTTCTGACATTGTTCTGCAAGTTGAATGCGGAGAGAGTTTTCGGTCTCACTGTTCCCTCTGATTTCATCCATTTTCTTTTTGTAGTTCAGACGAATCATGGCAAGTTCCTTCTCGTGGCCGTCCGCCATTACAGAGATTTTAGCCTCTTCGAGTTCATTGATGCGTTTCAGTTCTTCCTTTGCTCGTTTCTCGGCCTCCTTTGCAGCTCTTTCACGGGCTTTTCTCTCTGCCTCAGATTCAATGTCATCTTGTTTCTTGTCGGTATCGCCCAAATTGGATTCAGGGGTCTTATCCGTAGACACTTCCGGTTCGAGATGCAGAGTCAGGGTATTCAGTTTTTTGTGCTCCACATTGTCAATGGCTTTCTTGACTGCATCCATGTAGTCGTCCGCAACTCCGACAATTGCATTTTTGAATCCGGCACCCATTGTCTCGATACCCTCTGCAATCTTTGTAGGGCTGATAGTAAACACACCCTCCACAATTTTTCCCAGGCCCTTGAACTGCTCTGCAATGGCCTTGCATACATTCTTGACAACACTCCATAGAATCTTGAAAGTTGCACCTGCATTCTCCACATTCGTGCGGAATTTCTCTGAGCTATTGTACAAGTCCACGAACCAATTATAGACGTCTACACATCGTTTTATTATGCTGGTGAGACCTTGGGTGACATATGTCTTGGCTTGTGTGGTCATCTCCTCAAATCTGGTGCCGGACATCTTGAATACTGCAGCAAGTGTCTCGTTCAGTTCCTTTTGGGCCGTCAGCTGTTCGCGGTTCACCTTACCGAGTTTACCCATACGGTCCTTTGCCACATCAAGGTTCGTATTGACATCGGCAATGGATTGAATGAGCAGGGTACCACCTTCGGCTGCTGTACGACCAAACACACTCTTCATTATCTGTCCGGCTTCCTGTGAGTTCTCAGGAAGTTCTTTCAATTTTGCTGAAACCTGCTGAACGGCGTCAAGCATAGTGATGTTACCTTCCTTGAGGTCTTTCTGCATCTGCTTGGAAGAAATGCCGCATGCATCAAGGGATTCTGCAACATCCTTAGTCATGGCTCTCAACTGCGTGCCGCCTTTGATGATTTCCTGAACGCCCTTTTCATCAAAGATTCCATTGCGTGTCTCAGCAAGTATGGCAACAAGCTCATCGGCCGACACTCCGGCATCTCGCAGAGCAGGGGCAAACTGATTGATGTTTTCAATAAGTCTGCCGTTCATGTCGGCACCAGCCTCGATACCATCCTCAATTTTTGTAAGAGCCTCTTCCCATGATAGCCCGAACTGCTGTACAAGAGTGTTAGCCGCTCCTATGGTATCGTCGAAACTTTTGCCCATATGGTCGGCGATTGCCTGCGTGTCGGCAGTAATCTTGTCTGCAGCATCTCCGGTAAGACCTGTGAAATTCTGTGTAAGACGAGATGCCTCAATCATCCCCTTGTTATATTCATACCACCACTTGAATCCGGCAACCATGCCTGCTATGCCAAGGAATGACAGCACCCACGGATTGGAAAGCAAGCCCATAAGGGTTTTGCCAAATGCTTTCACTTTTGTATTGAGACCGTCAAGAACATCACCGGTGCCTGCACCTTCCAGCCCTTTCAACGAAGAGCCGAACTGAGTATTCAGGCCAAGCAGATTGAGCATATTCCCGGCCAAATCCTCATTCGCTTTTGCCTGTTGCTCCGTGGCCTTAGTCTGGTCCTGTATGGCAGGTGTATTTTCCTTGATTATCGCCGTATTGGCGGCTATCTTGTCATTGAGTTCCTTGATTTTCTTTTGGGCATCATCACTTGTCAGGTCAACGCGCTTCAGGGCTTCCTGCAATCGCTTGTTTTGCGCCTCGGCCTCCGCCACGGATGTAGCATCCTTGTTGATAATATCACTTACATCTGTAAGCTTCCGCTTGTTCTCCTCAAGTTTTGCATTGAGGGAATCAAGAGTAGATTGATAGTTGGCATCTTCCTTGTTGAGCATGAGCTTGGCCTCCTCCAGAATCTTTGTCTGGTCGATGAGGTCCTGTGTAGTTCTTGCCTCCTGATTCATGGCCGCAACGACACTATCTGTGGTAACGACACCCTTTTGTCCGGCTATCGCATAATTGCCGACATTACGTTGAAACTCGCCCATATCTGCCGCTACGTCCTTCAGATGGGCGTCAAGATTCTGAATGGACTCTTCCACCTCTTTGCCGAAATCTGAATTACGTCCCTCTTCGGCCAAATCTTTGTAAGCTTTTTTCAGCAGTTCCAACTGCTGTGACATATGGACATAGCTTGTTTCATCCGACTGGGCGGCCTTTTCCTCTGCCGTCATAATCTGAGTAAGCGTCCGTTTCTCCTGCGTCAGGGAACGATGCTGCGCTATGAGCTCAGCTTGCTTGGCGGTGTACTGGTCCATGGTCACCTTGCCGGCAGACAGGGCTTTCTCATTTTCCTTCTGCGCCTTGTTGTTCTGCTCAAGTTCCTGCTTGATTTTTACCAGACGCTGAAGCTGACCATCATAAGTGTCATGGAACTGTTCAAGCAGCCTTTTGACCTTATCATGTTCCGTGTAGGCCTCGCGCTGCGTCTTGTTTACGCGCTCCTGTTCCATAAGATACCGCGAGGCAGTGTTGGTGGTATTAGCCAACACCTTGCTTTGCTCACCCATGATTTGCGTGAGCTTCTGCTGTGTGCTGGCCGCCTCCTTGCCTTTCTCTACAAGGAGTTTTTCAAGCCTGTCAATGTCGCCAACGCAACTGACATTTATTTCAAGTCCCTTGGCGAGGTCTTTTGCTATTTTTGTATAGTCCTCATATACCTTTGTCAACTCCGTGTCGAGCTGTTTGATTTTTTCAATTTCATTCGGGTCTATGAGGTCAGTTATCTTGATTGACATAGTTAGTATGGTGAAATGTATTCTATGATTGGTTTATTAATCTCAGTATCGGTGGTAATACCGTATGTCCCATCTTTATTCTGATAAAGGACAACCGTTTTTATATGGAGCCGGGCAGTCGCCTTTGCAAGCCGTCTCATACGTTCATACTCGCTGGCCAATTTTTTCTGTTCACAAGAGCAACTCATCGGTAACAACAGTCTTTAAAGTATTTTTCAATTGCAGGGAGCATGAATTCACGATTGAACCACTGAACGGCATTGCTGCCAAGTAAAAACAGCCTTTCCCCATATTTTTCAATAATGGCCGGACCGTTACCATTTCCTGGCGACACCTCAAGGCCATCATCAGAAACCATTGCGTTAATCTGGCCGAAGAACGTGCCGTCGATGTAAAGATTTGGGACTTCCACCGGTCTTGGTTGCAGACCAAGAATAGGACTTCTCTCAGGCGGTGTGAGTTCCTGTTTCCATGCCTTGTATGCACTGGAACGGTGATGCCAGCGTCCCTTCTTCTCAAAGAACTCGTCATCATCGTAAGTAGGGGAGAGGTATTTACCGTCACCGTCCACACCACTCTTGATCTGTTCCCTTATCAAATCCAATATAACGGATGATTGGGCGTTGAGACACTGCATGGCATTGTCCTCGAACCCCTCGCTTATCTTGTGTATAATTCCATGGACAGTCTGAAAATCCATTATAAAAAGGTTAAGGGCGGCAGCATTAACTACCGCCCCGGTTATTACTTTCTTGTCTTTTTGGGCCCTTTGATGAGGTCGTAAACCTCCCCAAGCATCTTCCTTCGTGTGGATTCATCGCGGTCCATCCAAAATACATTCAGGTGCAGGGCGATGAATTTTTGTCTGGAAAGCTGCTTTACAGGGTCCCGAAGAAATGTCACATTCTCGTATCTAAGCATGATGGTCAGAGCTGTTCAATCCCTGTGACGCCTGCCTCATAAAGGACCTTCGGTGCTTTGAGCTTCGGCGTAACAGAATCAGTGGTTGCTATGGTCAGTGTCTCTTTCCCTTCATCATAGGTCACCGCTGTAGTTGACCCATTTATGAGGCTGGCACTTTCAGCAAACAACGCCCCATACGTGGAAGTCAAATCGAAACCTCCGACCTTTTCTATAATCTTATAGTCATTACCGGTGGTACCGGATTTTATAAGCTCAACCTCAACAAGCCCTAATGTGGCCTTGCGCGGATCGAAGTCAAGCTTGATGAAGTCTGCATCCTCGATTGCGGCGCGGGAATCCTCGTGACAGAATTTAACTGTCATTGTAGATTTGGCCGAACTTGTGGGATAGGGGGTGGCGTTTGAATGAATCGTGTTCATGGGGAACGGCGCAAGCGTGTCCGTACCGTCATTTATGCCATAGAGGAAACGCTTTTCATCAAAGAAGTACGCCCCCCACTTTTTTTCCGCGCAACGGGTGAGAGATGCATGCAGCTCCGGATAGTTCTTGTCGAGCGTGAATGTATCGGCGCGGTCGCTGTAGCCGGTAACACCAAGACCACCATAACCGACTGAACCGGTCTGAGCCTCGCCGCCTTCCTGTGCGTACTCGCAGAACGTTACAATACCGTACGCCCTTTCTGCCCGGTCTGCATGTACAAGTTTCTCAAGAGATTCGAGAGTAAGATTGTCAGGTAGTTTTTTCCCCGGGGGCAGAATGATTGCACCTTTCATCCGGCCAAAGTCTACAGGGCATCTTGAAACACCTGTGTGCAGGACTGAGTCCTGGCAAGTTCTGATTTTTCGCATATTATCTGCAAGATTTATTAGTTACTGTTAATTCAAGATTAGTAATATTAATGGCGTCTATGGGCTCACTGACAGCATCCCCGGTGCCATTGTGAGCACCATATCGACCATAAGAGTAGTTTTCAGAGTAGTTGTGACTTATCACTTCATTGTATCCAAAATCCAGTCGGCCGTCTTCCTTTAAAGCCTCAAGGAATCGATTGTAAATAGGCCTTAGGATATTTTGAAAAGATAGTTCCAGACGCTCTTCATTGCTCCATACCGTTGATGTGGAACAGGCGATGACAACGTTGACCGTCGCTTTACTGAAATAATCCATGGAATCACGTTTTTCCTGAAAAGGGCAGAACAAAGCGATGAGGGGAAGTTTCTTTTCATTTCCGGACGGTGTCTTGCTCAATTCATCAAGATTCTCCTTAACATACCGGGAATTGCCGAATGTGTAGTGTATATCCGGACAGGATATTTCTTCACTTTCGCTACTTCGATAGTGTGTTATGATGATTTTACAGTCTTTGGCGGTTGCCTTAACCACATCACGGAAAATCTCGATTATTTCGCGACTACGGTTCATAGGTTGAGAACATTAATCTTAGTAAGCAAATTGGAATCGGTGACAATGCCTGATACCTGGCAGTCCGGAGAACTGCTCCATGCCGAAAAGTCTGCCATCATATCCACCATGTCGTTCCATGTAGATACCTGCCGACGTATGGGCGCAACATAATCATTGGCACATTTAAGCCGTACAAGCCCGGTCAGGGTAGCCTGATTGTTGCTGTTGCGCAGAATCTTGAAGAACACATAGTTTGCGAAAGGTTCACGGAGTCGTTCTATTACTGCGTCGAGGTCAACATCATTCTCTTCACCCTCATATTTATCGTGAAGTTTGAGATATGAGTTGACTGCACTGGCAATGGGCGTTCCGAGAGCATCTTTCAGAAACGGCCATTGAAACATTCGGATGTACGCCTTAATCGCAGCGTTTACCTCTTCGGAGTTTGCATTTGAGGCTCTCCGGGAGTCGCCGAGAGTCGCATTATGAATGTGTCGCGGACCATCAATGAAATATGAGCAGTCTATCAGCATTGTTACTATGATTTTTTAGATCGGGTTTTCTTGGGAGTCGGCGCCGGAGCTTCTTTGGTATCGGTTTCTTCGGTGTCTTTCACATCGTCGAGATCAACCTCTGTCATATCTTCGGCTTCCACAACTTTGTTATCTTCCACGGTTTCGGGTTCATTGGGAACAACTTCGGGTACACTTTCACCGGCGTTATCGGCGATTTCGGCCGTATTGGGAACGGTTTCGGCGATTTTGGGAACAGTGAAACCGAACTTGGAAATACGGGCAGCAAGATCATCGGGAATGGCCATACCTCCCTTGGCGGTTACAGCGACAAGTTCGCGTATGATAGAAGCGAGTTCTACCTGCGAAGCGGCCATTTCCATGCACGCCTTTGTCTTGGCGTCCAAGTCTTCCTGAAGCGTGGCAATACTGTCGGCATCAAGAACCGGGCCCGGCTGACAGGGCGTGAACTCAATCACACCTCTGTCAACACGGATACGGTTTTCCTGAAGAATTTTCGCCACTTCTTTGGAATCGCCTTTCAGAATATACTCCATGGCTTATGCTTTCTTGATGGCAGTTTTGAGGGCACTGATGCTACCGTACGAGAACGCCCACGGGCAGAATACGGGCACGATTTCTTCGGCCTGGGCAAGCAGGACAACCTGATTCTTGAGCTTGGTGTTCACGTCATCGGCCCACTCGGCGGTCAGCGGAGTATAGTCGATGATCTGAGCGCCGCGCTGCATGTCGCCGAGGAAGTATTTGCCGACCGGCATACCGCTGTAAGGAACGACACGGAGACCTCCGATGACGGGGTTGCCGTTGATGTCCTTGACAACTTCGAGACGGTTGCCGTCGGTCGCTTTTTCGCAACGGATGGCGTTGATGGTAATCGGGTTCAGCACGAGGACGGTGGGAACGAACTGTGCATAGGTCATAACCGAGATGGCGGTTTCGAGTGCGTCGATGCTGTTGGGCGATTCGATGCTCTGATATGCGCCGTTCTTGAACGACAGTTTCAGTGCGGCCACGTCAGCGGCGAGCAGAGCATCAGTGTTAGCGGTTGCCAGAGCGGCTCCTTCGAGGAAGATGCGGCGGTCGTTGACCTTGATGACATCATAGGTCTTGTTGAGGTCGGTATTGGTAACGGCGGCAGAGCCAGTCACCTTCAGGCCTTCAATGAGCAGGTCGTTGGGTTCCTTCAGTTCTACGATGAGGCCGTTGTCAACCTCTTCGATAGACAAAACTCCGCCGGCAGCTACGGTGAAGATGTTATCCGAAATAATCTTCTCGATAGCGAGAACGCCATCGTAGCGAGTGATACCCTTGAGGTTGTCGCCGGAACCATCGCCGAACAGAATCTGGAAGTCCTCGGCATCGCGGACGCCGGAGAGCAGGCAGTTCATGACGTAGCCACGGAGGTAGGTCTTGCACTTGAGCGCGCGCTTTGACAGCTTGAAATGGTGGCCGACACGGGAAACCTGGGCGGTCTCTTCCTTGATGCTGAGGCTCGATTCAGGCAGCATACCGTTTTCAGGTACATAACGGGCGTTACGGTCCACTTTGTAAATCTGCTGGAACGCGAAGATGGGGAACTCAGGATCACCGGGCAGCACGGTGGCGAAGTCGCGGACATGGAGCTTCTTGTCGGTGGCCTGTGTTACGATGCGGTCGCTCTGCTGGGTCATGGTGAGGGTACCGCCCGGAACGACGTTGCCAGTGAGGGAGATGTCCTTGAAAGCGAAAGAGCCGGACGACTTCTCGCGGTCGTTGATGAAGTCCTGCATCTTGGGTGCGTTATACATTTCCTCGAACGCATCATTGAACTTGCTGATGAAATCAAGCCCGATGCCACGCTTCTTCATTTTTTCAAGAGCGTCAGACAGGCTCTTGACCTGCTTGACAAGTTCCTGGTTCTCTTTGGATAGAGAATCAAGTGTAATACCCTCGGCTGAGGTGAAAGGCTTGAGAGCCTCTTTCAGCGCAGCAGTATCAGGAATATCGTGAAGCGATTTGTTGATTGTGTCGGCGAAAGCGCCGGCAAGATTGATTACGAACTGCTTTTGTTCGTCGGGGAGCCCGGCAGTCTTAATGCCAAGAATCTCCTGTACTTCTTTTGCTGTTAATTTTGCCATAATGCACGATGAAATTTATTGGTGGTTATATTCTTTTTGGTTGCTGCATTCAGGGAAGCCCAGAATGACGGCGACGGGGCAGGCACATCGGCCGATTTCTTTTTGGTGTCATCATCCTTTTTGCCGGGCTTCTTCTCTTCATCCTCAGGTTTGGCACCTTCGGTCGGCTTTTCGTTTGAGGGTTTCTTGCCTTCCTCCTCCTGAGGTTTCTTCTCCTTTGTCTCGGTAGTATCGGCAGAAACAAGGATGCTGTTGGATCGATAGACACGGCTCCAGCAGCAGGGACAACGGACATATGCGAAAGCGTCCACGATGCTCTTAGTGGAGATTTCTTTCTTAGCCGCAGTAAGACCGTCTATGATTGACGATACTTCGGATTGGATTTCGGGACGATAGCGTTCTATCTGTCGGCGTGCCTCATTGCGTCCGATAGACATTACGAGTTCTCCGGCTGCTTCCTGAACTTCTTGCGAGAACGTATGCTCCGGCTCGTTGTCATAGTCGAACTGATGACCGCAACACGGACAGGTAACTATCATGCCGCCACCCAAGGATTTGAGTAACAGATTCAGTTCCATATCGTAGTTTTTAAGTCGCTCGTCTGAATATCCGCGTTGCTTGAAAGCCATGCGGAGCAGTTCGACGGCATCCCTTATCTGGTCTTCCGATGCGCTCTTCAGTCCTACGAGAAACGTCTGGGGATTGGCACCCCAGCCAGTCAGTGTGGAATATTCAAGCATCTTCCATCTTACGACCTTGCGACGGTCCTCCTCATCGCGGGCAAGAGCCTTGACACCGATAGAATGTTCAAGCGTGCGGCCTGCCTCATGGAAGAGCTTGTAGTCCTCAAAGACATCGCGGCAGATCTGCTTGTTGAGGTTCATCTGTCCGGTCATGATGAGGTTTCCGTCCTTTTCTTCTCCTGACAGAGGCACACCCAACAGCTGGCGTGTGTCATGGTTGAGGTACCATCGCATTTTTTTCATGTCATCGCGGAGGGTATCCACGAATGACCCCGGCATCGAGATGTCGTGCTGTGCGTCCTCGATGCCTATACCGTTCACCGCCACGGTGACGATACCCTTCTCAGTAACATCCAGCGCTTTTGTTTCGTACTGGAGATTAATCATCTGTTCTTTCATTACTTTCTCCTTTCGAGGGTTTATTTTTAGGTTGATTATTGTCGGGATTCTTTTCTCCGGTCTGACCGGTGTTAATCTGAATCGGCGATGTTTGTGCCTTGATGACGCTATCGACTTTGGCAATCTCATCTGGTGTCATTTCAAACTTGGTTTTGTCAAAAATCTCACCTTCAAGAGCATCCTCATGGATTTGGGAGCGCCAGTCGTTAATTGATATGAGTCCGTTATTGAACTGCGAAAGGCACCGCTCATTTACGAGTTTTTTAACCTCCTCGCTCTCTTTGATTCCGACCTGCAGACAAGCCACATCGCTGAAATCACAATCAAGATACAGACCTTTCTGATCAAGACCGAGGAATGTTGTCAGAGCCTCACAGAAGCGCTTGGCCGCCGGAATGATTACGGAGGTATAGACGCTCTTCTCGGCGGTGTCCTGGTTGCTGAATGTGGATTGGTCTTTACGCGGTACCAGCACGGACGGAATACCGAACACAGAGGCTATCTTGATTGCATCTTCCAGTGTCTCATCAAACGGCTGCAATTCCTGAATGGAGAGATTGGTACGTATGAAATTCACGGGAATATCAGTAATAGCCCACGGTGATTGACCCTCTCCGACGCCATGCCTGCTGTTTATCTGTTTCCGGAGTTCTTCTTTCTCCTTTGGTTCAAGAGCAACAGTACCTGTTTCATCCACTTTCTGCGCCACCACAAAACCGAGGGCTCCGCGTTTAAGATAAATCACGTTACGGGCTTCATACACTGCTATGAGGTTGGCGATGGGTTTCTTTACAGCCAACAGTCTGCTTGGCGCTTTAAGATAGCCGTTGCCCCTTATAAGCTCGGGGATACCGTCACGGTCATGCCATATCTGGTAGTAAGGTATGGTAAGGCCGGAATATGCGCCGAGATCAAGGGTGTAGCCCTTGATAAGTTCTTCTATGCTGGCTATACCGAACATTGGTACACCATAGCTGTATTCCATCGGCTTGACCTGAATGAGGTGCGCCGGCAGACTCCAGTAGTTGGAACACCATTGGAACTTGATTGCATCAGCCGTAATGTTTTCAGGCATAGCAGCACGGAAAAAGGCGTTGCCTGTGGCCAGCTTATATACAAAATGCTGATACACGATTTCTCGCCAAGTCATAATCGGATTGGGCTGTTTGAGAATCGTGTCAGCCCCGAGGCGGTTACACCACACAAGACTGTCATCCTTGACCCTTTTTAAATCAAAATGAGCCTCCGATATGCGTTTTGCGATGAAATCGATCGGCCAGAATACTTCCGGGATTGTCTTGAACAATTCGATGAAGTTATTGCCTACCACTGACGGATGAATCAATCTGTCAAGCATAGACAGCACTTGCTGGTATCTCCAGGCATCGACAACGAAAGCACTTTTGTTACCCTGGCTGTCAACCTGAGGCACGATATCCTCTCTGACGGTCAGAGCCTCCGTTTTTTCTTTGGTGCGAAATATGCGTCGTACAAAACCCATGCTTTGTTCTTTTGTCGCAAAGAAAAGCACAATTACAATCGGTTGCGCCAAATCCTGAAAAAACAGATTTTTCTGACAGGTCAAATACGGGATTTAACTTGTTATCCCATCGGCTGTTACATTGCTTTTGCTTTCAAAACTGAATTTTACAACGAACCTAATAAAGCCACTCAAAACGGCACTTGCCTCTATGCTTTCACCGGTGTCCTTGTTGTAATCAAGCAGATTTGTCATAAATTGGGAATACTCCACATCGTCGCTCAATTTATTATCATTGAACAAAAGATGGTTCTTCACAAAGTCTGATGTCGCTGCTATGCGTCGATCTATGTCCGCAACCTCATTCATGGCTCTCACATTGGGAATGTCTTTGCGCAGATCGCGGACAAACCGGAAATATGCAGGGCCACATTCTATTATGGTTTGTGGACTATTGGCATTGACAAGTATCTCAGCTATCTCATCGGTAGATGATGTTTCCCTCAACATCAAATCCACAATATGCCATTTCTCGCCACAGAGTTTGCCGTGGACCATAGCAAACTTTCCGTTCACATTAGGCATGGCGTAGACAATCTCCCGGCTATACTTGCAATCAGTATCGGGATTGTAAAAATGTATCATCCCGTCACGGGCATAAGTGTTGCGCTTGCGGCGGTTGGAGAATGACAGGAACTGCTCGCGCACAAGGTCGCAGACAACATACCGGAACGTGTCAGAGATGTGTCCATGTTCCTCATATATCTGCATTGTGATTTTGTTTTTGACTTTTGTTTTGAGGATAGCGCCGTTCTCATCTTTCTGCACACTCATGTAATCCTCTATCGACACCTTGCAGTTCTCACCGATGATAATTTGTATGTCGGGTATTATGTTATCGAATATGGCGTTTATAAATTCGCCGGACATCGGAACACTCGGATTCTGTTTGCCGACGCAATCAATAACCTCTATTCCCTCAGATTGTAGGGTTGAGATTACGAGGTCAAGGAATGAGCGTTTCTGGTCGTCAATGGTATTGGCATGGCGTGTCGAGGCATCGCCGTGCAGGTATATGCGGTCAACACCCATCTCTCGCAACTTTGCAGCTACAAGCAAAGCGCTTTTGCGGGCTGTGTTGTGAGGACTCTCGGCCGCAATCTCATCTATCTGGCGAATCTTGATACAATCATCATACTCAATCTGCCAGAATGTGTAAGAGATATAAGGCAGCACGTTGTTATCAACGCTTACATGCAGCGCGTGGACGGGATTGTACTTGCACTCTCCCGTGTGCTTGCCTCTGTTGAATGAGCCGAAAAACTCAGAACCGGTGCGGATTACACCCCATTCGCCTAAAGCATAGACATTGTAATAGTCCGGGTCATTGATACGGTCTTTTTCAAAGTCGGCGATACATTGTTCATCATAATAGCCGTAGGTGCCATCAGGAGAGCCGACAACCCAGAAGTTATTGAGGTAGGTCGATTGGATAACGACAGTATCCGGGGCGTGTTCCTCTATTTCTTTGGTGCGAGGGTTGATTATAAACTTTGTCTCGTTCATCCGTATGGATTTCACAGCGGTTAATTCATGAGGAATTTTCTCGCCAGCAATTTCAATCTCCATAGGAACATCGTGCCACTTCTCAACATCAAAGACCTCTTTCTTTATCCAGTGCGTTTCCTTGATGGGGTTGAATGTGGTGATGATCTGCTGGCCCTCTTTACCGCGCAGACGCTTACGGACCTGCTTGTAGTCTTCGCTGTCGAACTCCGACCATTCATCAAGAACGACACGCTTATAGTTGGAAATACCCTTAATCTTCTCCGGGTCATCAAGACCGCCAAAATCAATCTTAGCTCCATTGGATAGGCAGACAATCTGCCGGACACCATCCTTAAACTTGAACAGGCTGAAGATTCCGAGTTGCTTTGCTGCTACCTTGAAATCCTCGTATATGGTTTTGCTTATAGACGCGCCGACCTTACGCATGACAATCGTGTTCTCTCCGTCCCATAGGGTCATTATGAGAATCAACTGCGCCACACTATATGACTTGCCGGATGATGAGCCTCCGAACAATATTATCAGTCGAATTGATCTGTCCTGAAGCAATTTCAACAGGTGAAAGCCAAGAGGATTGAGCTTCTTGAAATTGATTTGCATATATTCTGATAAAATGATAGGAAAAGCATACGTTTTCCTTTCACGCTTATGTGTTTTCTCGGGATTTTTCCGTTACCCTCTGACAAAGTGAAAGAATTTCGCCTGTTTTGCCTTTAATTCGTTCACTCATTGTCGTCATCAAATCCGATGCGGATTTCTCCTGCCACATTACTTTGGGTGGTTACTTTGATGTCTTTGGCAGACGCAAACCCAAGCACATCTATGAGGCGTTTCTTCGCAGCATCCTTATCAACATTGGGAATGAGCCTTTTACCATTGTGGGTGAATTTCAACAGACGCCGTATTCCCTTGGGTATCTCGTGAAGATAGCGCATGCGCCATTGATGCGTTTTCTCATCTTCTATCCAAAGGGATAGAGGGTCGAGATCAAGTATCTTCACGTCATCGGATATGATGCGCTCTCGGTTGATTGTGGCGAGCCGCGCACGCTCCTCCTGTAGTTGGTCTACTCTTGCTATTATCTTGCTATTATCCATCAGCCTTGACGCATTGGCATAATGGGTGCTTGCCTGAGCGTCATTCTTGCAGTTATAAGCCTTGCGATATGCGGTTACAAGCACTCCTTTTGTGTCAGTACCGTAGGCATCTACGACATACTGGCAGAACAGCTCCTGCTGAGCTGTCAATCCGTGTTTATTCTTCTTTCGTGCCATTGTGAGGATGTATGAGAGGTCATTATATAATTCGGGAGAGATTTTGTATATAATCAGAGGCTGAAATTGTAATCATGAGAGCAGCCAAAGAAAAAGTAGGTAGAATGGGTTGCTGTTGTTTATGTTCATAATATTGTTTTGTCTTTCTCCCGCCCTTGAAAAATTTTTGACGATTGCGCAAAATTTTCCTGCTGAGCCACTTTTTAGGCCGTTGTGGGCATTTTCAGCGCGGCCATAGGGTGGGGATTGCATCTGATTCATGGCTGAGGGTAGCATTTATAAACACACAGAGGGATATTCCTACCTTTCAGCATAAGCCGAGAGACAGGAACATCCCAGTTGTCCATTCTTATGATTCTACTGCGCCGGGGCATGGTCGAGGGTGTCAAATACACGCCGGATGCCTTCTTTTACAGGCGTGTACGGCAAAGGTACAGTAAATAGGTTCTCATCAACCGTTTGTGCGATATTGTCAAACTCCCGCTTTTCCGTAATGAGCGTAATTTCAGCGTGGTTATACTCTTGGACGGCCAATGCGAAATCATACACGCTTGTTTTTTCGGGATTGGCGATGTTAATGAGGGAGTATCCGCACCCCCAGGCATAGATAAGACTTTTGATTACGTCATCTATGTAGGTGAAGTGGCGCACGTTTCGGCCTCCGTTTACGAGCTTTACCGGATTGTCATGGAGTAAATGCCAAAGAAGAGTTCCTTGACGTGGGTTAGGCCCATAGACGTTGTGAAGTCGGACGCCGGTGGCATGAGGGTTGTAGCACCGGGCATATTCCTCATCGAAACGCTTGGATATTCCGTAGAGAGATGTTGTGTTGGGGCTATTGGCTGTAGAAGATGAGGCATATACCATCTTTACACCGGCACGCTTACAGGCATTACATACAGCCATGAATGTTTCGATGTTGTCGTGCACGATCTGCGGATGGTTGGTGTTGAACACTGATGTTTGCGCCGCCAGATGAAACACACAATCGGCCTCGTGAAGATTGGGAACTGTATCGAAAAAGTCCTTGGCTTCGATTCCCTTTGTACGGTCTATGCTTATGACCTCTACTCCACGTTTGACGAGAGCAGCGGCGAGAGCCTTGCCTATAAAGCCCTCGCCGCCGGTGATTACTACTTTCATGTCTTATTTTTCGTTGAGTTTGTCTAACAGTTCTTCCGCTTCTCTCCGGGCAAAATCCGGATCATAAGGTTCATAGAATGGCTTGATGGTTACCCACAGGCCCAGCCATGTGCGAACCTGAACGATGTACAAAGGTGCCACCTCTTCTAACTCAATGGTGGTTTTGATGCGATACTTTTTTCTCATTGCTTTTTATGTTGGATAACAGTTAGAGTTTCAAAATCGAGCATATAGAAACACGATTGATATGCGATGTGCTTGCCGTAAATCTGCGCGGCAGCATGTTCCAGCATACAGCCCTTGGAGTCGTGAAAGCCGTTGCCGAACACAACTCCATCAATGTTTTTGTCCAGAATGGCCTCAATGTCGCGGCCCATGTAATAGCCGTAGGTCTTGCCCGGCTCCGGACATACGTCAAAGGGTGTGATACACTCATGGCCCTGTGGCGTGAGCGCGGCTTTTATGCACTCGGCCTGATATTGGGCCTCATGTAGCGGCCTGCCGCTAATCGGTATTGATATGTAGAGTTTCATTTGTGTTATTCATTGATTATTTGTAGCTTTGTACTGCCAGGAGTTACAGAGCGCGATAATGTCTTTAGTCTGCTACGTTCCAGTGGCACGAGGAGGGAGGGCATTCTACCCTCCTTATTTTATTTTTGTTTTGTATGAGTCCATTCATATACTTGACGGTCTTGACTTATTACCAATATGGACTTGAAACGATGACGATTACTTGTGTGCTTTTCGTACTCTTTTATTCCTGATTGGATATTGTCACGATGAAAATATCCATGTCGGTCATAAATAACAGCCACTTCTGAACCTTTCTTTTTGGCATGTTCAAGAGCTTTGTTGACCGCCTTATGTGCATCACCTACCTTAGGTTTTATGTCGCGAGTGCTTTGCTCGTATGTGAGTTCCTCAATACCGACTCTTCCTTCGCTGTATTTATCATTGCCTTTACTGTTCTTGGCTGTTATATTATCTTTCCCCCCCTCAGAGGTCATCTTTACAATTATACCATGATCGGCCATCGCGCGTGCAGCTTCAATCTCCTCAGCATGATATTTGTGTCCTTTCTCAAAAAGAACATACGCACCGGTATTTGACAAATACGAATTTTCAATATCATATTTGCCAGTTGCCAGAGCCTCTCTAAAATCAGCTGCATGTAGTGCATACTCTCCTTCTATGACGGTGGAAATATTGCGTATTCCACCTACGCTCTTATTGTCGCTCATAGCAAGCCCTCCTCTCTCTTGGCAATCATGAATTGTTCCGAGTAGATAAGCCCATGCTTCATGCAGAACTCTTTGGATCGCTGACCGCCTCCATATACCAGCATATTAGGGCAATCAAGTCCAGATACCTTTCTCGCAATATCAAAATCAGCGGCCAAGCCGGGAAGATTGTCTGCGTAGCATCGTGTGGCAAAGGCATTGTAACCGTCGGGGATGCCGAGGAGATTCAGTTCTCGATACTTCTCAGACACTTTCAGGTCCACCCATACGCCAATTCCACATTCCTGAAGCCATCGGGCAATCCAGCGCTTTTTATACAAGAGTTGAAGCCCAAAGGCTATGGGCATATTGAGATGCAGAGTGAAATTGGGTTCCACAACCTCTTTGCAACCGCAAGCAAGCAGCTTTTCCGGATGTAACCAGATGTTATGAAAGCGGTAATCCTCGACATAGAAGTGATATGTCGCAACGGTTTTCTTACGGCGAGAATTCGCACCCCAGGGCGCAAATGGTAGCAATAATCCATTTTCGGGTTGACGGTCTAATCTCAGTGTCGGAATCTCATACTCATTATCGCTTGGATACAGGCGGTCATGAGGAATGATGATGTCAGTTAATTTCATGTGTGATGTGATGATGCTTGAACTGACTGCAAAAGTATTTGCAATTTTTCCTCATTCTCCACAACCAAAGATTTTTTGAATTTTATAATCTGTGGCTTTTCAACGCTTTTTTGTGAAATATCAGAAACTTAAAACATATTCTCAGCGATTTAAAATAAAAACCGAAATTGATTTTGGGATCTACCACTCATCGCTCCATCGATTCACTTTGCAACTATCGCCAGCTTCGTTCCGTCGGGATATGTCATCGCCTTTTTGAACAGCTTATGACACCTCGCCGGGATATTGCGATACCGCAGATGCCATTCATTCCATAGAATACAGTGTCCACGCTTGACACCGGGGTTGAGGTGCGTTGCCACCGTGTTCATGCAGGGGCAACTACCACAACTACCAGGCTCTTCATAGAACTTGTAGCCGTTTATCTCAACCATCTTCGGAGGTTTTGTGAGTCTCTACCGACACCGTCAGTCTTATAGTTTTGATGTCAGACTCTATGGTGATTTTATGCTCAAATTTATCGACCTCTCGCAGTAGGAATGTGGCGAGGCTTACAGCCTGGTCCGCCGCCCCCCTATAAGGGTCTATCTTGATTTCCCGAAAAACCTCAGGCAATATGGGCTTTCGTAATTCTTCTATCGGTTTCTTTTTCTTGAACATCTGTTTGTTGTTTATGACTGATTAATGATTCTTGGATAGCCCGACACAAGGCCGGACACCATGCTTTCGGAATACTCGTGTGGACGGCGTTGCCGATAAACTTCTTCTGATCGCTCTGATTGCCCATCAGCACATAGTCATCGGGGAAGCCTTGAATACGCTTCAACTCCACGACCTTGAGCATCCTCATCTTGATGTCGATGATGTTGTAGAGAGCCATGAACTCTTTTATCTTTACCGTCATGGGCGAGTCTGTCTCATAGACCTCTATGCCGATGCCTCCACCCTCAACACATACGAGATAGGGAGGCCGCTTGTCCATCCTCGCAATGAGGGTGAAGCACGGCTCATCTATGGAGCTGCCGGCCGAGAAGAACTGTGGGTTCATCAAGTAGAACTGATGGCGGTCGGCGGTGATGACCTTGCACGGCTCGTCTATGCCACTCCCAACATTGTTATAGCTCGTGTCCATAATCCATTGCTCGGCTGTGATGAGGTGGTGTTTCGGATTGGCTGTAATACATCCTGCCGGCTCATCAATGGAGGTCGGGCGGCCTTGGCCGTACTGCATATCTATGAACTGGGGATTTACAAGCGCGAACTTGTCTTTGGTCGGAATAGTGGGCGCCGGACTGTCAATATCCCGACAGCCGCCATTGCCGTAGAACGATGTCAGGAAGTGGGCACTGACGAGCGCATGGTGGTCAACGCACGTTATTGTTCCGGCCGGCTCATCCAATGACACGTTCTTATCGTAGATTGAGCCGCTGAACTGCTTTGACAGAAACTCCACGTGAGCAAGTCCGAGGCGGTTCTGGGTAGCCACTGTCGGACACGGCTCATCAATAGAAGGCGGCACATACTTTCCTCGTTGGCTCATGCTGTTGAACTTTACCAGGAAGGCATTTTTGCCACCGGCCACAAACTTGATGAGTCCTGCATAGATACGCATCAGCGTTTTCTCGGCCAATGGCTTCTTCCTTGTGAATATGGATTGTCCCCACTCATCGAGATTGAGGACAAAGCGCACGGCTCGCCACCGCTCCAGATTGCCGGTGGGCCGTCGACTGTGTGTTGGCGTGGGGAACACTATCGGCAGACCTTTTTTGGCGAACATCCCGAAATAACGCTTTCGTGTGGTCCGGGCGCCATAGTCGGCCGAGTTCAATATGCGATAGTCGTAGTCATAGCCATACCGCTTGACATTTTTTATCCATTTGATATAGTCTCGGCCTTTATCCTTTGACAATGGGCGGCCGGAGGCATCAAGTGGACCCCATGACATAAACTCCTCGACATTCTCTATCTGGATAAAATCTGGGCTGATTGTTTCTATATAGCGATAGAGATGTTCCGCGAGTGTCCGGCTGTCAGGATCGCGAGGCTGACCACCTTTGGCGCGGCTGAAATTGGTACACTCCAGAGAGGCCCATAAAACAATCAAGGCCTGCGGATATTCTTTCCTGCAAGCCTTGATATGTTTCATGAGCGGCGTTAGGTTGAGTGTTCTAATGTCCTCTATAAAATGTAGAGCGTCTGGGTGATTTGCGGCGTGGGAGGCTATTGCTGTCGGATCGTGATTTACACAAGCGATAACTCTCGCACACTGTTCATCATACAGCCGGGCATCATTGACCCCCGTAGACGTTCCGCCGGCACCACAGAACAGGTCAATATATAGTAGTTGTATCATTGCTATGTGAGTTATTACGTCTGCTCATTTATCATCTCCTTTCTCTGCTTCTGCCATAAGAGCATCGGCCAGCCTGAATGCCGTCTGGGCAAGATACTCGGCCGGAGGGTTGGGGTCAACGCCGGGTATAAGCGGAGCGCATATCAAACCCTGCATCATCTGCGCAGCGATAGTCAGGCGTCTCTCTTTTGAGAAGCTGTCTTTGAGAATATTGTCGAACTGCTTTGCGGGGTCGGGGACACATCCTTTGGCGACAAGCTCATCTATGTCTATGTCGGAGATGTTGACGTTTGGCGAGGCTTCCTCGGCCGACTCGGTGTAGGGTTCAAAATCACATTCTCTCCCTATAAGCCGGTAGCCGTCTTTGGTGTAGGCTATAACATCCCCGTTGGCTTTGATTTTAGTTATCCTGACCTTGACATTGTCGTGATACGCGAAGCTCCCCCTGCGGAGTTTCGGCACGGCTGGCTTCGGCTCTAAGCTGTCAACATTAGAGTCTAAGCTATCAACATTATCCGGCAGGCACTTGGAGCCGAAAAGATTCCGAAGCATATCATTGATAGTAGCCGAATCGTGTTCTATTTCATCGCCTGCATGGTCAGCAATCAGTCGGTCATTGGCGGCATACATCTCCCGCACTGTCTTGGCTTTCACGCATAGCATCTCCTCTCCCTCCGCGTCCTTTTCTTGCTTGATTTCTTGCTTGATTTCTTGCTTGCCGAGGGCGGTGATTTCTTCGTGTGTCATATTTATTTCGTTTAAAAACAGCCGGAACCCAAAGGTGCTAACTATTAAATCCCGTTATGAGAATTTGCGGCTTCCGGCTGTTTGTGTTATATTTGTGTTGCTAACTATTAAATTGTTTATTATGAGAAACTATTCCATCCCTCCTTACGACCTTGCTGAAATCGGCCAGGAGGTGAAACGTATAGGGGAACGCCTTGGAATCCCATGCAATCTTGCGCACACTACTAAATTCAAGGAGTTGGGATTTTATTCTTTACCTACCTTGTCGGAGGATATTGTGCGCATTGCCGCTTCATACGGAGTGGAAATGCCCGTTACCGGTGATTTGGCACAGACAGGTATTCAGCTCCAGGCGCTACTCGTCGCTCTGCGGGAAAGAGGTGTCCTTCTTGACTGACCCCATCCCCGTAATATTGCCGTGGACAAGTAGGTCTCCGTATAGATGGATTGTTCCGTCTGAGTCTACCTGGATCAATCCTTTTAAGTTTTTCCCGGGGGATTCCTTGCGGAAAAGTCTGTTGTACGCCTTTCTGAAAAGGTCTTTGATTTTCTGCTTCATACTCTTTCTCCTAATTTGATGATTCTTTAAATTGGTTTCCTATACCCGAAATGCGCCTCTCTACGATTCCAGAACTGGTCTTTGTGCCGAGTGCAGCAGAAACACTGCTGATAGGATTTCTTGATGAAACGGTTACTGCATTTCGGCCCGGCACAGACTATCCGTGTGCCAACTTTCGCTTTCTTGTTTAGCTTGTAGTGGCGTTCATCGTGTGCAACGCCCTGCTCTCTCTCCGCAATGAAATCTTCGTATGAGTTATTACACTCATCATCGTAAATCTCACAGAGGTGAGCGGCTTCGCTGTCTGCTGTAGTTGTGTAGTTCATATCTTTTTTTCTTTGAGGACCAAATCAAGTGTTTTCATCACATTATCTGTTTTATGGATTTGAATGCCTCAACGATTTCCTCACGATGTTCTTCAAAATATCGGTCAAAAGAACCTTCGCCGCCGAATATTTCATCAAGCCGTTTAGCAATCTTACCGAAAGGGTTTAGCCAACTGTCGCCCTCAACCACTTCTTTTGGCTCATACAATGCTATCAAGCATGAGTTTCGGTCAAAGTGGCAGCACATGGCGGCATAAGCCGTGAGTTTGTTATCTGCTTCTAATTCGTAGACGCTTGACACCGCTCCATATTTGAATTTAGTTTTTCCCATTGTAATATTCTTTGAATGGTTCCAGAACCGCAGAGATGCCAGCTGAGAGTGCTGTTTCAAAGGTTCTATAAGTTTTGTTGTCTATCATGTCGGTTCGCTGGGACCACCGCCAAAAGTAGCCTATACGGACGCCGGTCTTACTGTTGAACTTAGGACTGACTACAAGGTCTGCACCCAGTTCTTCTCGCAGGAATTTGGCAGCATCACACACTGTTGGTGCAGAGGTCGCGATCTTTGTTTCGTTGTGACATTTATACATCACTGTCGGAGATAATCGGTTTCTAATATAAAACCGATAAGAATTGAGATTGTAGCCCAATCTCTTGAGCGTTTGTGCTTGCTCATAGGAGCATAGATATTCATTCATTGCCTGTCATTATGTTATCTTTGGGTTCATGTAGAGGACAGGTGCCAGTCCTTTCATCATACATAGGCATTGTCCACGTTAAGGTCTCTTTTACTTCGGTGCAGAAGGGAATGTGCCGTTTGCAGTTCTGGCAAAGTGCCGGCCCTCCGAAGTAGTTAGGACCGACACAATAGGCATAGTCTTTGTTCATATCAGTGGTAATCAACAACGCCCTTACTGTCAATGCACTCTTTCAGTACATTCATGTAGTCGGTGTAACATTTTTTGAGAAAATCACGATTCATTTCAGGAACTATTTCATTTTCCCAATTCTGAAAATCCTTCAGAAGTTTGTCTGCAATGATGTAGTCGAAGTTACCCTCATTGTCTGCGAACCAAAGCATCTCAACAAAAGGTCCCTCAAAGGCCCGGGCTCCTGTTTCGAGTTGTCTGACGTACTCTTTATAATCGCAACCGTAGACAGCGGCGGTTATCACCTCTCTAAGGTCGTTGAATGTACCATATGGACTACTGTATTCCGCATCCCCGGAGCATTCGTACTCCCAGTATCCTTTCTTATATGCCTGAAGATGCATGATAGGCTCAAATCCAAGAGTGTAGAGACAGAAATAATCTATCTCTTCATCATCAGGTCTCTCAGTACCAATGAATTTGATTGGCTTTTTTACATTGATGTCTAATCCCATTTTTAGGTTATTTTATTGGTTTGACTTATTTTATATGCTCAAGAGACTTGTTAAGTTCCTCCCACAGCTCACACAAATCATCTTCGCTAAATTCAGATTCCTCATCGGTATCTTCATCATAGTGAGAGGCGGATATTTCTTTAACCTCTCCCCATGCTCTTATAAGATCGCTACTCGGCGGTGTCCAATAATCGCCGGGGTCATTGTCCCACTCTCCACAGCACTCATAGGTAACTTCAATGAACCAGCCATCTTCCTCATAGCAAAAGTAGTTGGTGGTCGAGTCTTCACATCGTCCCCAGTCATCTTCATCATGTTCAAAGTATGATTCTCCGATTTCGTGACCTTTTTTTAAGAACTGTTCAACGAGGGTAGGGATAAGTGCGTTGAGGTCTGATTTCGATTTCATTGTTTTTGGTGGTTATTGGTTTGACTTGTATTTTATTTATACTGTAAATTAGCCATTTTTAGCGGATTACACAAACAGAATAGCCACCTTTTTACCACCTTAACATTGGTCAAGAAATGTCAGGATTTGTCGTGCTCAGCGGCATCCTCCTCGACTATGATGGCATCTACAACAGAATGACAGCGATTAGCAAGAACCTTCACACAAAGGGCCATCGTGTCGGTTATCTCCATCTTGTGACCGAATGTCTCAGCGATATCCATACACAGCACAGAAATGAGAAAACAATAGGGGTCTTGCTTACGGCTACACGGCATGTCAAGCCGCTCGGCTATAAGCTTGTCCATATTCTTGTCAAAATCCTCCACGAAAGTGAGCAGCATCCTGATAAAGGCTATTCTCGCCGGTATTTCCTTATGTGGCTGACCTATATACTGTCGGGATGACTCGTTGGTAAAAGTGCACCAGCATTGGAACAAGTCTAACTGCACTGTTTGGCGTAGTCGACAAAGATAATTCTGATAGGCAGACCACACGCGGCCATAGCTCTTGCGAAGTTCATAATTGTATTCATCTATGCACTTTCGCATCTGCTGATTGTGCCGTTTATATTGCACAAGCCTATTGTCACGGCAATACCTGATGTATGCCTCCGCTTGTTCTAAAGCCAGAGCGGTCAGCATTTGCGGTATAAAGTTCATCATTACCGCCTCTCTCGCACCAAAAAGCTTCACACATTCGTCTGCTGTGAGATTTTTGGGAGTTTCCTCTCTGGGGCGGTCAAAAGTTATGCCGAAGTTGGCCATCGGGGCAGGTACAATGGGTACTGCAGTCGGAGCAATACCCATTTGTGCCAGCGCCTCCTTGTCTAAGGGTGGTAAATCCATAATGTACGAAATTAAAGCGGCCCGGACTGTGAATCCGAACCGCCGAACAGGTTGTTTTGATATGATGGTACGAGGTCGTCGAACAGACCGGGAACTCTCGGCCGCAACGCCTCGTACTCTTCTCGGAAGAACTCTTCTTTTGTTCTACCTTGCTTTTTCCCCTTTCGGGTATGAACGTCATAAGTGTAAGGCGGTATCTCGATGGGGTATGCCCTCACATCGTCAATCCACCTTTCAACATCAACATCGTTGCGGTCATATACCAGGTTTTGCAGATGATCCGCGTCCCGGCATTTGCGACACTCACAAAGGAGCAACACAGCTTTACTTACAAAGATGCGACCTTGGGGCTCTGATTTGTTTTTGTTGACTAACTCGTGCCCTTGCCACAAAGCTTCAATCTCATTGGTGATAAGTCCGTAGCAATCCTCTGCCGAGATAGTATAGAGGCGTTTCCAGACATAATCGCGGTAGTTGCTGTGCCATAGTTCGAGAGCGAAGAAACCTGCCACCCTGGCATCTGCTCGCCTTATTGCCTTCTGCATTGCAGAACTGACCTCAAAAAAATCATACCCATGTATTGTCCGTATTA